GTTTGCTTGAACCTATTTTTGCTCCAGTATGACGTTAATTAGGGATCTGGATAGGAAAATCTGTCCGTGGCGGGCTTGCCGGCGGAACGGGGCTTTGGCCCCGTGTATATATCTTCATCATTATGTATATGTATATAATGTTTATTAGCTAGTGTATAGCGTTCCTTATACGGAACCTTTTTTAGTTTTAATGATGATGAAGAAGCAGTTAAATAGTAGAGCGAATAAACGAGTTGGTTTAAAGATTGCCAAAGTAATGTCCAAGGCGGCGACGCAGAATTCCTACGTTCGGAATACGATTGGGAAAGACAATGCGGCTAAACTTGACGGCATGATTAAGAGAAGTATAGATAAGAAAGTTAACAAACTCAAGGGTAGAGGGTTTTATTCTGGTGGGCGTGGGTTTTATTCAGGGCGCGGAGCCTATGAACAAGTAATCCCGAACCAGCTGGTCGCTGGGACCAATGTGAAACCAGCTACCTTATCATCCATCGGGGATGAAACCGGAGAGATAGTCGTGTCTAAGAGGGAGTACCTCACCGATATCTTTTCCACAGGATCAAATGCTTTTTATCTGGAGGCATTTGCTGTCAATCCTGGGTTGTCAGGAGTTTTTCCTTTTTTGTCTCAGATAGCAACGAATTACACCTCTTACGAGTTCATTCAACTCTTGTTTGAGTATGTACCTGTCGTCAGTCAGTCAAGTACTACTGGCGCAATGGGCACCATTATTTTAGCTTGTAATGGAAATGCCGCAGCAGGTCAGTTTACATCAAAAGTAGAGATGAATGAGTACGATGGTTCTATCAGTGGACGTGTTTGTGACCACATGGTTTTGGGGGTTGAATGTGATCCCAAGAAATTGGGACTTCAACCAACATTATATGTGAGAGCTGGGGCGGTTCAGAGTGGACAAGACATTAAAACATATGATCTTGGACTCTTTCAATTGGCTTTATCAGGCGTTTCCACAGCAGCGTTCCCACTAGGAACTCAATTAGGTGAAGTTTGGGTGCATTATCGTGTCAAGTTGAGAAAACCGCGTTTGTATGATTCTCTTGGGTTTAACACCCCAAGAGATATCTTCTACGCATCAGGAGTAGGGTGTACTGCGGCCCTGCCTTTTGGGACATCTCCTCAAAAATCCATTAATAATGTGATTGGAGGGAGACTGTCAAAAGCAACAGCAACCATTTACACACTGCCCGATAATTTTACCGGATATATAGCAGTGAATGTTTTCTTGGGAGCTTCTGCCTTGACAGTTACAGGTGATATTTTAGCATCAACTGGTAACGTTGTGGCTGTAACGGATTTAGTATACTCTGGGGCGGCGGCATCGATCGAGCAAGCGGTCGCTGTGAATCAGGTTCTAGCGATTAAGCACTTTTTCGTGCCGATAGCAACGTCACCAGGTTCTAATACAATCACAATGTCTAATATAACAGTGGTAACGACATTAAACACGGCATATTGGGAGGTTACGCAGTATAATCCCTTGCCTGGTTATATCATTACCAATGGCGCAAATTTATCTAGCATGATTCCAGTTTAACTGGGCTAGGCCATATTATTTTAGTGCTGGAGAGCCTTAAACTTATGTTCAGTGATCATCAAAACACTTCTTAGCTGGTATACAGCTCACGGTCGCCCCGTGATTTTTAGGAAAGATGAGTAGAAAGCTATCTAAAGTGTCGAAAAACCGTGAAGGTTCCAGACGCCAAGATGGCTGGTATGATGAAGAGAAAAACGAGATCCATGAGAGGGTCAAAAGTAATAAGTCAAAGTCAATGACTGAAGTATTGCGTAAAGAGGAATTCGATAAGAATCACGTAGTTTCAACCAAGAAACACAAACCCAGACCGGCGTCAAAAGCTTATATGGGTGTGCGTTCCTGGGCGAAGCATCACCGACCGGCTGTTTATAATGAAGTCCTGGACTTGGTCCGGGATCCAGCCCTAGGTGTGCTTTGTTTGAGGATGCCTATTATTCCAATTCTTGTGATATTGCGTGTGTTCTTCAAACCAAATCATATTAAAATTTTTACCTCTCTGGACAACTTTGTTTTTATGTTCAGTAGATTTGTTCAATCATTTTTCCAAATCGATCGCAGCTTGCTGTTGAAAGATTATCTAGAACAGTGCCGTCGTGTGAGGAGCGACGAGGCTATAATGCGAGAGTGCCTTAGGAGGTTTGGCAACGCATTTTTAATTGAGGGTTATGTTTTGAAGGACCCTAATATAGCTGATAAGTATAAACCTGAGAATGTAGTTGTGCTTCATAGTATACCCAAGGCAAGGCTGCCGGCAGCGGCGGCTAAATTTTTTCTTAAATACGGGTTTGATCGGAACAATACTTTAAATGGTGTAAATGGCGAGGTAACAGGTGATGATGATTTGAATGAGTTGAAGATCATGATCATTATTGATTATTTAAGGTCCTTGCCAATATCAAAAGCCATGGATGAAGTTAACGTTTGGATCCGAAATGAGCGAAGATTAACAGTGGAGTACATTTTGTTTTATGTCGATCACGAGGTTTATCGTGGCTTGTATTTTCATGATATCAGGAACGGCCTACATGGTAGGATGGCCAATAATTTGTATAATGATGTCATGGAGATTTGGAGAGGTGACGACTTGGAGCAACTCGTTCGAGAGTTATTGTTGAGAATAGACGAGAGGGTCAAGGATGCCATTAACAGAATTGAGGAAATGAGTGGTGATGTAGATTATGTTACACCATTTATAGATTATTTTGGGGAAACGGTTGTCGTTAGTTCCCAACTCAATGGTTCGAATGGTGAATGGACTGGAGATGACGATTTGGTCGCGGAATTGTATCCTAACATGGATGATTATCAGCGGTTTGTTGTTGGTTGTGAAAATTTCCTAAACGAGAAAATTTATCAAAGTGGTGATGTGGTCAGTGCGGACTTTGTGGCGAATTGCTATGCCTATTATGCTGAGCAGAAAAGCATTAAGCAAGGGTTTGTGCCAGGTGATAGTCCCGGAATCCAATTTCTAAACTTTGTTTTATTTTTGAGGAGAAATGGAATACTTGAAATTGTGACGTATTTTATAGGCATGTTCTTGATGATGTTAATCTTGAGTGTTTATAATTATGTCACTGACACAAAGGCGAACCGAGCTGCGAGATTAGATAAACAGATGTTGTTTTATGAGCAACAACTCGCAGCAGTTAAGAAAATGAAAGGAGGCTTTGGCAAGAAAGGTAGTAGTTTTATTTCTGGCAAAGTTATACATTCCGGTACAGGAGGTAGATCAAAGAAAAAGAATCCAGTTCAAGCGCCAGTGGATGGTATCAATGCAGCTTTAGAGATAGATGCAAGACTAAATGGCCGTAACGTTGGAGAAGACGAAGTAGTGAGTGTGGCAAGTGATGACTCAGTGAGCTTGGGATCTGTTGAAGAAGATTGGATGAACAAATTGTGGGAGGAAAAAGATCGACCTATTCTTAAGTATAAAGGTTGGATTCCTGAGTGGCATGTGATTAAACATATGTTCATTACTCCCGAGATTCCTAATGTGGTTACTAAGCATTCTAAGGTTTTGAATGAGTCTTATGAAATGGATTGCTTAGGTGCCCCATTCTGTGGGATGGCTTGTATTGACATAGCCTGTGGTATTAAACCTAAAGTTGATGTTTACTTGCAAAGGGCGAGACATTATGATAACATCTTCGAGAATGGCACAGGTGAAAACTTAAGTCAATGGGCTTTTTACAGAGGAGTTAATTTGGCTATCCATTATAAGTTCATGGATGAGGGTGTCGCTGAGCAGATTTCAGAGTTTGAATGCAATCCTGAGTGGTCGTGGGTCCATCTTTCTTTAAAGACTTGTGAAGGTGGTAGATTGTTGATGGCTGACTTATATAATGTGCCTGGCGATGCGATCGCTGGGGGTGCTAAGAAGAAGAAAAAGAAGGCTAAGAAAACAATGAGAAAGAAGAGTAAGAAAGCTGGACAGAGACCTGAGGGAGTGAATGTTGATGATGATGACGAAGATGATGAAGAGGATGAAGGATTGGAGGTTCCAGCTAACAAGAAAACCTTTAAAGAAGCTCTTATTGGAAATGAGCTTAAAGAAGAGAACTTTGAGGAATTCTTGGGCCACTATTACTTAATGGTGGTGACAGCTGGTAACACAACCAATCTGAAGTTACCTAACATGTCAATAGATTATCAGATTGATTACAAGAAAGGGGTGCATGATAGCGTATGTTGGGCTATGTTGATGAATTTGCTATTCTCTTTTTCAGTTATCACTCTGTCGTTGTTTGTCACTCGTAAGTTTATTGATTGGAGCTTCATCTATTTGTTCATTTTTGCCATAGGAGATTTGCTTGTGAGACTGGGAATTGGTTATCATGAAGGTGGTTCTGTTTTAGAATCTATTCTTACTGATCAACCTTGGATAGGAACGTTCAAGATGTTTTTCAATTTCATCATCTATTTTGATGAAGTTATCTGTTTTTGCGTTTTAGTGAAGTACGCTTTCAGAGAAATTGAGATTGTGACTATGAAGGATGTGGTTAGAAACAGAAACGATGATGATTTAAGGTGTGTTCGCGAGAGAAGAACTAAAATTGAGGCCCAAGATCATTATCAATTCGTTGAATATAGCAAGGTGCTAACCTTCATGAATTATGTTATATATACTCCTAGCAGGCAGGTTGAATTGTTATGGGAATGGCAGTATGATTTTGGTAGGTGGTGGTGGACTATGTGTAACGTGGCTAGGGTAATTAAGTCTTTTATATTATATTTTGTTCAGTGTTTGGTGGTCAATATTAAACCTGAATTAGCGAAGACTGAAGAGAATCTAGTGTCCATTGTTAGGGGTTCACAGGCCATCAAAGAAGGTGAGTTCTTACCGGATGACAGTAAAAGCAAATGTTTGGCTACCATAGGCAAAATGAGTTACGTTAACTCGGATGATTCTATACCTGGATTATTTAAGAACACTGAAAGGTTTGTTATGTTTTATTTTAGTAAGCAGCATTTAAGCAGTCAAATTCAATTTGAAAATATTAAATATGCTATGAATGCTCAGGGCAGAACGAGCTATGTAGGTGACCAGGATATTATCCGAATTAACCAGTTAGACAATTGGGCTGGTGGTGGTAGAGGACACAAACCAAGTTATAGTAGTAATGGTGTTATAAAGTTAAAGGATGAACCTTTAGATGCTGATAATGAGAAGAAACAGATCGGTTGTGCTCCGTTGGGGGCGGTGCACACTGATTTTGGGACACTCGGACCCGGCAATATTACAATCACCGAGCATTATAGTTTGATAGCAGCTTTTGCTGGTAGAAGTATGACGAAATTAGTAGATGATTCGTCGAAGTTGATGAGGGAATTCATTTCATTCTCTAAGGCGTTCCTGAATGAATTTATTGACCAAACATATGTTGATGATATCGAAGAGAAGAATGTTGTTGATTGTTTTAGAGAAATCAACAAGAAAAAGAAAACTAAAGCTCAAATAGAAGCCAAGGTTAGAGAATATCAGGATGTGGTCAATGAAAATAATAAGGGACGTTCATGTAGGGGAAATGAGTTTTCATGTTTTGTGAAGTTGGAGGATTCTACTAAAATGGTGGGTGGGCAAGCAAGGGTGAGACCTAGATTGATAATGACGATGAGCAGTTGGTTCACTATCAGGATCTGTCAGGTCATGGAAGTTTTGAATGCTTGGTGCCATGGTCCATTTAGTAAATTTCAAGTTAAAGGAATGAGTGTCAGTGAGTTTTGCGCAAGAGTCGAGGAGATGACTAATGGAGCGCATATGGTGACTGACTATTCAGCTTTTGAGTCCTCTATTTTTGGGGCAGTTAAGGAAGTGGAGAACTATGTCGTCAGTCGGCTCTTGTGGCGGTCGAGATTAGATTCAGTTGCGACTGAATGGCTCAAAGTCAATGAGAGTTGGGAAAGGAAAAAAGGCGTTGAACGGGAGAGGAATAGGAAATTGAAAAGTCGGGCTGGAATTTTTAGTATAGATTCAAGATGTTCTGGCGACTATCATACCTCTGTTGGCAACGGTATAGTTAATGTTTGTTTAAATGCGTTTGCATATTTCAAGAAGATGGGAACAATAGTTGGTTTTGATTGTATAGCTGAAGGGGACGATGGTATTATCGACCCTGTCAAAACTGATGTTTCTGTCGTGAATGCTTTGAACTTCGTTTTTTCCTGTGACGTCATGGGTTCAAATTGTGGTGATACCGATTTTCTGCAGTGCAGATGGATGGAGGGTAGATGTTTGCTGAATATAGGCCGTACAATAAAGAGTTTGTTCTGGGTAATATCTTCAAACATGATGAGCGCTGAGCGTGCAAAAGAGATTTTGAGGTGTAAAGCCTTAAGCGTGCACGCGACTTGTCCGAACCATCCCATTCTGTCAGCTGCGATACAAAGAATTTTATTTAAAACCAAACCTGTTCGTAAGAAAACTATGGGGGAATTGAATGAGAACTTTCAGTTAAGATTTGGGGTCTCTAAACACTTACAAGAAATAATTGTGGACAACGTTAAGTTTGGCCCAATTCTTGATAGTGATAGAGCCCTGGTTGCTGAGGGTGCTATAGGTTTTCCCCCTATACCAATTTGGTTACAATTGGAATTAGAAGACAGGTTATTAAATGATGAAATTTTTTACATCGGGAGTTTATTAGATGAGTATGAGGACATTAAAAAGGCCAAGAAATGTTCTCAATGGAAAAGAAAAAGCCCCATCTTAGAAAAGAGCGCTGAAATGATAGGTGTTCTTAAAGTCTTGGCCAACCCCGGCATTGAGTAAGTTGTAAGCTGTTCGTCAGCATTTGGTCTCATAATGATCAAAATTTTTCTAATATGACAGTGATTGCGATTAGAAATCTAAAAACTACTCTTAACCATTTATTTATATGGTG